GCCGATAGCCCATGTACGGCTTTTTTCTTCCAGCGCATTCCCGAATGCGTTCATATAATTTGTCATATTTTTCCAAAAATCTTTTGCAAGTATTGCAAGTCCGTCAAAAAACGGCTTAGCAATGCGCCCGACACTTTCCATAAAATCGCCGAATGCATTTTTAGATTGAATACTTGCGTCCTCATTGTTTTTGGCAAATCCTTTATATTTTTTTGCAACCAAATCGATTGCGTCTCCATTTTTTAACTGTTCTTCAGTTAAATCTTTTACACAAGCTATCTGTCTTCCTAGTGTACCGCTCATACCTCCATACGTTGCATTCAATGTTTCTGCCGCACTCGCTAAATCAGTATGTGTTGCCGCCGCATAATCCGCCGCCGCGCCTATTATTTTCATGATTTCAGCTTCATTTCTCCCTGCCGCTGCAAGTTGCGCCATTACGTCAATCGTGGTTTCATCACCGAAATTTGAAACGCTCTGTAATTGACTTGCATAATCTTTTAATCGTTCAACACCTTCGCCGTTTATGTACGGGTTATTTGCGGCGGCGGATTTTAATGCTCCCTCCGCTTTTTCTTGAACTTTGTATGCCTCTGTTGCTTCTTTCAACGTCGATATAAATGCTTTTGCAGTTGAAATAGCTGCTGTAATACTTGCAACTACAACACCTCCAGACGCTGCAAGGCTTTGCATTTTTCCGGCAAATCCTGCCGCCGCTCCCCCGTTTTCGTTAAATGCGGCGGTTAAAGATTTTGCGGCTTTTTGTGTTTTAGATAATTGCTTTGTTGCATTGTTTGTTTCTTTGCCGCTTTTTTTCGCTGTCTTTTCAACTGCGTTTCCGATTTTTTCCGTTTTTTGTAAAAGATTCTGAATACCTTTGTCGAATTCGCTTTCGTCAATTTTTGTTTTTATAACAACTTCACCGTCATTTGCCATTATTTTACCTCTTTATTTAAACATTTCCGCTAATACAGCAAAGATTCAAAACGCTTTAATGCTTCATCATCAACATCGTTAGAATTTTTCGGCAAAGTCCATGCGGCTTTTAATTTTTCCATATCCTTATCAAATTCGCTTTTCTTTTTATCTACCGGTTTATAAAGTCTATATCCGATAATTTCATTCAATTTTGTGTCATGCAACCCTTTAAATAATGCTTGAAATTTATACCAGTGCATTTTTGAAGATAGTAAATCAATTTTATACTGTTCATAAAATGCGCTGTAGATATAGTCAGAGTCTATTTTATAATCAACAATTTTTTCGTCGGAAATGCCGTCCATTGCACGGGGCAAAATTGAAGCCGGTGCGCAAAATGCCAATAACGCGGAAAAACCTTTTATTCTATCCGACGGTTTTTCCCTCTCGTACAAAAAATCAAATGAGTAAGGATTTTCCTCATGTTTTTCAACAAGTTCCAAAAAGCGTAACCAATATTTAAAAGATGTTTTTATGCGATAAAATTTGCCGGAAACATTTACAGATTCCGGCAAAATTGCTTTGTTTAATTCAATCATCGCCTATGCGTCCGGCGTAAACGTCTCATTCTTTGGACCGGAAAACTTGCCTTTTATCACGGTCGGTTTTCCTGCGACAATTTCAACGGCGCACTCATCAATGTGATTTAACGAAAGGTCTACTGCTATATGCTCGTTTTCCGTGTCCATGTTATTTACCTTAACAAGCGCGTCAACAAGCCACCCCATGAATATGGTCTTTTCGTCCCCGCCCGATGGTGTATATTTACGTTCTTCTTGGTAGAACACGATTAAAACCGGTCTATGCGCTGCTGCTCCGGTAGGTCGGTGATAAAGCATATCAAATACCACTTCATAATCCGGCTCACCTTTAAACATTACAATTTCTTGCGGCAATGTAGGTTTATATCCGGTAACTTCTTCAATTTCGTTTTCTTCACTAATAAAACTATAAGATTTTGTTATCGGATTCATAGAAAGATTGAAAGATGTAGATTTTTTAAGCTGCAACCAATCCGGACTACTTTCCGTACCTTTGTTTATAAAAGGTACGATTTTTGTTTTGTTTATCAAATCCCCTAAAGCTATCATTTATTTTTTCTCCTAAAAAAAACTTAATTCCGCCCAAATCCGGCGTTATGGATTTCCGTTACTCTGTTTCATGCTGCTCAAGGTAAGTGCATTTAATTGAAGTAGAATAAGTCGTATAGCCTTTAGCGTCGGTGTCGATGTATTGCGCAAGCGTTACGGCTTCAACATACATTGCATTTTCTTCCCCGTCTTCGTCTCCGATTGTCTGCCCGTCAATCTTATCAATGATTAACTTTGCATACATTCTTGCGTTTCCGGCGTTTTTGCAGCGTATAAAAAATGTGAAATTCCACGAAACAAGACGCGTTCCGTCGATAAATCGCTTTTCCGCCGCCGGAGATGGATCATGCCGTAAACAAGCAGCGTCGCATTCGGGATCCGGGATTAAATCCATGTATACGAGAAAGGGTAGGTTTAATTTCTTTTCTACCCATTCCCCGATTTTTTCAGCGATGTCTGATTTCATCTTCTACGAGCTTCCTCCATTGCTCAAGTTTTCTAGCCTTTGCGCTTTCAAACCATTTTGCAGTTGCATTAGGATTACGGCTTTTAGAATGGTCGAAATCTACCCCGTAATATTGGCGGCGCGCGTAGTCAGTTACCCACCTGACCTGTCCGCTTCCCGCAACCGTTTGGGATATGGCGGAATTTCTCAACCCCATATCAAGCTGGGGACAGTAGTAATTACTGTCATTGACTATCTGAACATCAAGTTTCATCTGCGCGATATGTGTTTTCTGCGCAAACTTCTCCTTTAATGCCGCAACATTAAAACTTACCCTTGTGTTAAACGTCATTCCAGTACCACCTCATAATGTCCGGCATTCAATCCAGCGGCATAGCACGGGGTTACACTTTTTACCGTGTATTCTTTCCCATCAAAAACGATTACATCATCTTCTTTTGGAATGATAAGAGAGCTTTTTTGAGCGTCCTTAAACATTTCCGAATACTTCCCGTCGATAAAAAGCGTCATTGTATCAGCGCGGATTACTCCATGCTGTCCTGCCTGCACCCGCCGCGTAACTCCGACACGAACATTGCGTAACTCGCTTACTTCATAAACGGGGTTACGGTCTCTATCCCTCTTGCCGGTGTTTTGCTTGAATTCTACCCGATGTATCAAAAGACGCTTGCTTATGCTCATGGATTTAATTCCTGCCGTTTGTTATGTAACAAAATGCTTTAAGCCATTCATATTTTTTAGCTTCAAGGCTTTTGTCTTTACCGCTCCATGAATAACCGCCTACGCTTTCCGATACAGTCTCCCTTTCATCTCCACCGGCAACATAATCGACTTCAATCATCATGCATACCGCTTTATCTATGCCGTTATCCTCTCGCTCAACGATTAAGCCATCGTCCGAAAGTCTTTGAACAAACAAGCGGTTTTTAAGCGCATAAAGATTGAACGCCGATTCATCAGGTATTACGCTCCGCCCCATCGTGTCAGAATAAAATGTATAATTTACATTCTCAAACACTGTACGCTTCCCTTATTTTTCTTTCGACGTTTCCGGTCCTGCTGGTATTTCCGTCTCTTTCGTTTCTTTCTGTGTTTTCGGCTCTGTCGGCGTTCCGTTAGCTTTTTTCGGATACGCAGACTTTTTAACAGTTTTCACAGATTTTTTTTCTTGCTTTTCATCATCTTCAACAATCCCGATTGTCCTCATATTTTTCACCTCTTTTTAAGGATAACACGGACGGGCAGTAACCCCGTCCGTACCAGTTATGCAGCAGTATGCACGTATATTCCGTTTACTTTGTTTTCAAGAACTTCGGCAATACCGTAAGAGCGGTAATGGAATGCCCATGCGTCTGCAATTTGATTTTCTTCCGGCGTAATGATTTTTGAAACCGTGTGTTTTGAGAATTGAATCAGCGCGGATTTGTGAAGCAACATAAAGTTCAAATCCTTTGCGCCGGAATGTTTCTGGTATCCGCCGGCTTCTTCACCGCTTGTAGAGCCGTCCAACTGGTCGATAGCCGAATAGAAGCGCGATTGCGGGACCTTGATAATCCGCCCCTCAAGCGTTGCAAGAAGCTCGCGGCTTTTCGTGGTGTCAAGCGATTTTATGGCGTTCAGATGATTGGGTGTTATAAAAAGGTAGCGACCTTCTTCCGGTACTTCCGCATTATCCATGTAGGTAATTGCTTCCGTAACCGCATTCATGACAGCACTACCGTCCGCCAATGCCGCAGCGTTTTTCATCCCCGCTTTACTTGCATACTTTGCAAACCGGTACGCGTCCATTTCCGGAACAACCTTTGTACGCATAAACTCCGCCGCAAGTCTTCCGAATGCAATACCAACGGTTTCTTCATTATCCATCGCGTCAACGTTAAAAACGCGTCCCCTGTCAAAGTCGCATTTGACGGTTTCGTTCGAAACGTCCACCTTTCCGCGCTTGTAACCGTCGCTACGTGAGTAATCTCCAAGACCGTCCATTTCGAGCTTTGGAATTATAAACTCACCCGCATTTGCACCGTTTTTAATCATCGCCGCATTAGATTCAAGAACCGCGCTCTTTGACGCAAGTTTGAATACATCGTCCAGCTGGTCGATGTACGTTTTAAATAACGATATGTTATTGTCTCTACCCAATTTAAAAGCTCCTTACGCTTATATGCGTTATTTTTCAGGCGGTAATCCCATTACCGCACGCGCGGCTGCCCTGCCATCATCTTTTGTATTGGCATTCCCTGCCATGCCGCCGACTACCGGCGGCGTAGGCTTTTTATCATCGGCAAAGATGTTATCTTTGTCTTTAACAAGCGCGTCAAAAAGTTCGTCGATAGACTTTCCCTTTGCTTCATCACCGGACAGCTGCTTTACAAGCTGCGAAGAAAGAGCTTCGCGCGTCAAATCGTTTACAAACTTTTTGCCGCTTAAAAACTCTCTTACCGTCGCGCTTCTTTGCATATCAGCAATTTTAGCTTCGGATTCCTTTTTTATGCGCTCGCTTTCAGCCTTGTACTTTTCGACATCAGCTTTTACCGCGTCATAATCCTTAAAACTGTCAAGCGTTTTATTGGCTTTTTCAAGCTGTGCCTTTACATCAGCGTAATCGGCATACTTTGCCTTTTCGCGCTCAATGTCCTTGCCGTTCTCCGCCATAATCTGGTCGATAACGTTTGATTCAAGTTTTAAGCCCTCTAAGAATTCTCTTTTCATTTTTTACCCCTTTACGCATTTTTTACGGCATTGCCTGCCTTGTTAGAGTTTGCGCATTTTTTTACGTGGTACGCTTCCACTGTCTATATAGTCATTTTTGCTTTTTAAGCTCAAAATCAACACCATAAATCCAACGCTCAACTTCTCCGCTCGGAACTCCGTTTTTATACTTTTCCTTTATCGCCCGTATCTTTTCAGGCGAATTGTCATAACATCTACCGCTTGCGCGCCCTCTAAGCGGCTTCCTGCAAGGGTGTACCGACACACCTGCTTTCTTAATCTCTGCCATAGTTTTATAGTCATTTTGTTTTTTTCTTAAAAAAAGTGAAAAAAAGTAAAAAAAAAGTATTTTTCTTTGATTAAAGTATTGACTTTAATCAAAGAGTGTTGTATATTATAACCATGAGGCACGGAAATAGCCTCAAACGAAATCAAATCACTTCTAAGGAGAAGAAAATGAAAAACACAAAATTAACTTTTAAGGGAAGAACACGGAACAAAACTTTTAGAGCATTCTGCGAAAATGACAAGGCGTACAAAGAGCTTAAAGCGATGGGACTTTTGGAAGCTGTAAAACATACCAGCTACGCAAAGTATTTCGGGGGCAAGTTAGCCTTTGATTCAAGTATGTATACCGGTCCCGTCGCAAGCCACTTATTGGGTAAAGCTGCGATAAATATCCACCTTTTGAAAAGCTGGGCATTCCTTGCCGGAAACGACGCAAATATCGACGCGATTGTCGATTATTGGACTTCTTACGACGGCGATAAGAGTGAAGAACACAGAGCTGCATTGAAAGAGTTTTTTGCAAAGCGCGAAGCGTAACTTCAAAAAAAACTAGCCGATAATTTTCGGCTAAGTTTTTCCGCTCCGGGTATTGATTTTTAATTAA